CCCGGTCACGACATGGTTTTGATTCCAGTCGTAAAGGTCAACTTCCGCATTGACGTTCTGCGTTCCGCTTGAAACCTTGGAATGCGTGATAATTGGGGTTGCCATCAGCTTTCAGGCGTCCAGGTTTCGACTTGTTTGGTCTTCGCAGCCCACGAACCCGCAAGCGAGCCAGTGTCAAAATCAGGCGTGTTGGAGAATCCGGCGGGGTCGAAGCTGCGAATGGTCGTTTCGTTCGTCCATGTCTCAACCTGGTTGGCAGCAGGCGTCCATGTCGTCACGGCGTCACTCCCGTAATCCGCATTGCCATCGGGCCAGAGTTGAACGTCGAAGTCATCCCAAGGCTATTGAGGCCATCCAAAGCAGAGGACAGCCCCAGCGCCCATGTCTGGATACGACCATCTTCCTTGATGTACGGGGCGGATTCCAGAAGTGCGCCGTAGAGGTAAATATCGGGAGCGAGCAACAGCAGCCAATTGGTAGAATTGCTCGCTAGCGCAGGGATATTCTGCCGATAGACCATTTCAATGGTGTAATTCGCATCCGGTGTTGGGGCCAATTCGATCTCTGACCCGAAGATCGAGAAAAATAGCGGTTGCCCCGTCACGTCGCCAGACATTGTGCGGTACTCGTCAAGCTGAGCTCCCGACTTGAAATCAAGATGAGGCTTACCGCTTACGCTGGACAATCTGATGCGCCGCATAGACTGGAAATCGGATGGCAGAGAAATGAACTCGGGCTCGGTTGACGTGGTGTCAACGGTTGTCGTTGATCTCACTTCCATCTGCCTGACATAGAGCGAACGATTCATCTTGGCTTCAAAAAGCTGGATGAACGTTGGAATACGAGCAATCAGCGTCGTATCCTGATCGCGGGCAAGATATTCCGTAACCGCCGTTTGAAGGCTTGTGTAGTCAGTGATCGTGGTCAACTACCAAACCCCATGAAGCCCTGGACCTGAGCGCTATCAGTACGAAGATATGCCCATTCAGGATCTTTCAGCTTACGTTCGACAAGCTCATCCATTTCAGGACCAAACAGGCGAATGGTGGTGTTGCCCCTCGCCCATTCCTCGTTCAGCCAGCGCACCATGATCACGTTTGGAATACGGGCAACGTGCCTTCCCCAATCGCTGTTCTGCTTCTCGGCGCGCAATGCTTTGTTGTGCTCTAGAATGTCCTCTACGTCCTGAATCTGCTCGACAACGGTCTTATCGTCTTCGAGGAAGATCCTGGTTTGCATTAGACAATCTCGGTAACGTAGAGTGTGCCGGCCGATGAGACCTGCACAGCCTTGACAACCTGACCTGGGGTTACCGTGAAATACTCTGGGGACAGGGCCACGACATACGCGCCGCTGGTTGCGCTGGGTGTGCTGCCATCCGTGGTGACGAATGCGTCCGTCGTCACCACAACGCGAACCTTGTAGGTCTCAGTCCCAACCGCGCTCACGGCGCCGGCCGTGCCGGTATAGGCAACGTTTTGGGCCGTACCTATCCGGCCAGTGCCGATATACTGCTGCATGGCTTAGGCCGCGATGAAGTTGACGCCAAACACGCCGGCAATGTTGGAACCGGAAGCGCCAGAGGGCGTCAGCGTGATATAGTCGTCCTCATTCACAGTGACGGTCGTGGTCGGCGTCCACACCGCTGCAATACCAGGAGCGGCAGTCGAGACCGGCAAAGTGCCGGCAAGCGCCGTGTTGGTCGTGCCATTCACCGCAACCGTGACAGCGCAATCGGCGGTCGTGATCGTCCCTTGCGGGATGATGCTGATCTTGCCAATACGAGAGCGATAGGGAACGCGGATGTAGGCCGCCACGGGCGTGCCGCCGATCGAGGGGCAATAAACCGTAGCGAAGTTCTCCCGCAATAGCGGGTGGTTGGTCGGAAGTGCCATTTAGGTCTCCAGGAGATGATCTGTGAACTTGGCGCGATACTCTTTCGAGCCGAAATGGCCGAGTTCGATGGATGGATCTAGCCAGGTCTGATATCCCAGCGCCCGCACGTCATCGAAGAACGCGATGTCCTCGCCCCTCGCATATCCGTCGCGATCGTCGCAGCGGAAAATCCTTGGCACTGGACCATCGTCAATGTCCGGGTACTTCAACTGCGGAGATTGATCGGCGATTTTCTGAACGATGTGACGCTGAACGCAGCAAAAGCCCAAGCCGGCGCCGTTGACAGGCAGACAACCAAACTCGTTTGTCTGGTAAGTTTCTCGCCCATCAAGCGAGACAAAGAACCGGATTGGCTCAGCCCTGCAAGGGTAGGCGGCAAAGACGCACTCAAGCACCGTCCCCATGGCTAGCAGGCGAAGGAAATCCTTGCCTTGCCAAACCATGTCCGAATCCACCCAAAACAGATGGGTGGCATCGCTCTTGAGGAAGTGCCATGCGGCTTTCGTTCGCGCATGATGCACGATTGAGCCGCCTACCTGCATTTCGATGTCTGATGCAATGTTGCTTGACGACAAAACGTGCTGCGTCTCCAACAATGAACGGACAGTTTGCGCAGGGATATCGCGATGTGTAGGCATGGCGAGCATCACTTTGACACCCGCCATGTTGAGCTTCATGTTTAGACCGTGGCGCTGAACGGAGTAGAGGTCGTGCCGGTCGGAGACGAGAACATCTTGACCGAGAAGAATCCGGTCTTAACGTCCGTAATCTCGATGATGTCACCGATCACACCGCCCGTGGTCGTGCCATTCAGCGAAATGGTGTCGCTGCTGGCCGACGTGCCGTAACCAACCACATTTGCAGACGCCGTGGTGAGACACCACGAAACGCCCTGCATAACGTCGGTGGAGTTCGCCACCTTGATCGTGCTGGACGTGGCAGTTGCAGCCACTTGCATCTGGAACTTATAGACCGTTCCAGTCCCCGTCGCCTGCGGTAGCGTCACCGCGATCGGCGCCGCCGAGGAAACCGTCATGATACGGTTGCCATGAAGCGCCTGAGTGATCGTCAGCGTGGTTGCCGTTGTATCGACCACGCCGGCCGATCCTGTCAGCAAGTTCGGGATGGTCAAGATCTTCGGAGGACCAACGCCGCCCGGATAAACCGGCACAGAGTCCGTGGCATTGGCCGAGGTCTGCGTTGCCGCGTTTTCGTACCAGGAATAGATGCTCATGCGCCTACTCCTTACGAGACGGTATTGTCAAAAACGCCGCCCGACGCCTTCTCGTTGCGCGAAACGAGGGCGTACTCGGACACGACAGCGCGACGCTCGGAATCGCCGGTACGCGCCAGCGGGATCGAGAGCATGGCGCGGCCCTTCATGGTCGCCATCGCCCACTTCTCGGTTTCGAGCACGAGAACGTCACGCGAGCGCTGGAAGCGGTTCGCCATGACCTTCAGCTTGCCGAAGTCGGACTCGTAGGCGTCAACCGATGCGACGATCTTCTTGGACGAAGCCTGCTCGATCGGCGAGGAGCGGCCGGTGAAGGTCGAAAACACCTGCTTGTTGAAGGCGCCGGTATAGATGATGTCCGGCTTGCCGCCCGAGGTCCAGATCGCGGACAGGACGGTTTTCAGACGCGCTTCGGTGAAGGCAATCTGCGTGCCATCGGTACGGGTGCCCGTGCCATCAGCCGCAGAGGGATCAGCCGCGCCGCCAGCCGTGCCCTTGGAGGTGTTGGTCTTGATCCAGGACAGAGCCGAGGCTGTCTTGCGGACAACCGCATCAGAGCCGGTCGCCTTGGCCTGGTTGGTGCCAACAAGGGTGGATTCCATGTCGCGCTTGAGCTCAAGGCCCTTCAGCATGACCTGGTAATCGAGCTCGTTGCCACGGCCGGCGTGAATGACCGCCTGCTGGGTGCCCGAGACCTGGGCCGACTTGCGCGAGATCTGGCAGATATTGCCAAGACGAACAGTCGCGGTCGCAGCATCGGCAACGATGTCGTCGCCTTCCAGTTGGTAGTTCGCGGTGGACGCGGCGGCCAGGGCCTGGGTCTGCCATTCGTGGTTGACCGCAGTTGCGGTCTCACGGGCAATGCCCGACATGAACGGCGTATCGGTCGGGTCGATGCGATAGATGATGTTCGAGAGGTCTTCGCGGTTGCCTACGGCCTCATAGGTCGCAAGCGCATTGGTCGGGAGAGACATTGTAGTTCCTTATGATGCTTTGCGCTGGGCCACGAGGAGCGCTAATGCGTCGTCGATGGAGCCCGAGCTGCTGAGTTTCTGATTGAGGGCTTGAACGGATTGGGCCTGTGCCGCCCCTGAGGGCTGCTTGGTGCCCGGCCGCTGAACCGGCGGGAGAGGCTTGGTGACAGCAGCAACCTTGGCTTTCTGAATGTCCCGGAGTTTCAGGCCGTCCGCGAGGAGTCGCTGCACGCGATGGTCATAAATCGATAGCTTCGACTTACCCGTCGCGAGGTCTGCGAGTTCGCTATCCTTGAAACCGAGTTCTGGGAGCAATTCAGTGGCAACGCGCTTTGTCAGCGCCTCGCCCTTGTCCTTGTCGGCAAGCTCTGGGATGAATTCGGCCGCCTTTGCATTCTCCTCTTGGACGTGTTTCGCCCAATTGGTCTGCTCGGCGGTCTGTTTCTCCTGTGCGGCCCTGTCCGATTCCTGCTTTACAGCCTGTAGGCGCATCTGATGCACCTGCCATGACTGGAAGCGGAACGGATCTTCGGCCTGAAGCTTGACCACATCCTCCATCGTCCTGATGTCGCTGAATTGCGCCTGGTTGACGCTTTCCAGCTCCCTCATGAGCGCGGGAAGCTGTGCTTCGTATTGCTGTTTTACCTGCTCTGCCTTCTGGCG